AGCAGAAACTAATACCGTATCCAGTACGGTTACTGGAACAACAACAGTAGACAAAACACCAAGCACAGCTTCTGCTCCTAGTGTTATTGTCAATAATCAAGATGTTTGTACCACGGGAGCAAGTGCAGCAGTACAAACACAAATACTCGGTATCGCAGGTGCAACAGTTAATACCGATGAAAACTGTGAACGATTAAAATTATCAAGAAGTTTATATGGTATGGGTATGAAAGTGGCAGCAGTATCTGTACTATGCCAAGATGAAAGAGTTTATAATGCAATGGAAATGGCAGGAACACCTTGTCCTTTCTTTGGTAAAATAGGGGAAACAGCCCAAGCAGGGTGGGATGCTAATCCTAAATATCAACCCGGATATAAAGAAGAAAACAATAATGTTAAAAAATATCTTATTGGTGGTGGCTTACTCCTTGCTATCACTACTGGTATCTTGCTCCTTTAGTTTTAAAACAGAGGCTTACGAGCAACAATATAATGTTGGAGATACTGGTCCTAACGGGGGAACTGTTACAAGCGTTACACTTGAATCTGTCTTATCAGATAGTGTTACTGAGTTGGTAGGTGACTTTGAGGATACTACTTATACTTATGTGTATACAGAAACTATTATAGAAGAAGTAGAAACAACAGAAACAATTACGACAACTACATATGAAATAGTATCCACAGAAACAACAGATAATATGTTGTTAGGGAGTTTACCTAGTTCTTCTTCAGGTGGAGTATTAGACCATACATATAATAACACAAGTACAACAGGACATATTCATACTGACTATCAAGGTGGTTCTGTTACTTACACAGAAGATTTAACAGATTACTTTACTGTTGATGAGATTAACGAAGGTTTTACTTTGTATGGTGAAGCAGATGCTTATGCTTGTACTAACCGAATAAATGGTGATTGTTCAAGTGGTACTCTCGATACCTTTAGCATTACCTTAAAAGTCGTTGACCCAACAACAGGTGAAGACTACTACAAGACAACGACATGGTCTATCGGTAATACGTGGAATACATACAGCACTTTTTTAACTGTACCCAGTAATACTTTAGGTTCAGATGCTCAAGCGATGGCTACATTCTATGGGATGGACAATGGTTATTGGGCAGGATGGTATGGACCTGTTATCGATGATATGAAAATGTATGCTGTCTATAATCAGTTACAAGAAATTATAACACAGACTACTAATATCATTATAGAAGAAATAGAATCGTCTATTAGTACAACAGAGTATAAAGTAGATTCTGTTTATATACCACCAGTTATGGTAGATGTTTATGAACCTATCATAGAAGTAGTAGCAGAGTTTACAGTAGAAGTAGCTACAGAATTTGAATCCTTTGAGATGAATATTGAAGTGACTGAATCTGATAGTGGTAATATGAAAATAGAAATCTCTAGTATGGATGAAAGTGGGGATATGGAAATAGAAGTCATTGAAGTAGAAATGGAAGAAACTTCCCTTGAACCACAACAAGAACAAGAAGCAGAGGAAGAGCAAGAAGAAAGCGAAGAATCTTCTGACGATACTAAAAAAGAATCTACTTCTAAGTCTACAAAAGAAAAAGTAGCACAAGTGATAATGGCAAAAGTAATGGAGACTGCAGATACTGTTGCTATTAATAATACAAAACTAGCAGTCATGGCATCTTTAGCAGATACAGAAGGATTTAATGAGTATCAAACTAAAGCCTTACAAGATGCTAAGTTATACATGAGTGAAATTATGTATGGTAATGAACAACTTGTAGACCCTTATGCACAACCTTACAGCATGGCACAGGACTACATTATGGAACAAATGGTAAATCAACAATATGGCAGAGATTGAGTTTGCAGGATTAAAGTTTAAAGGTGGAAAAATGGTAGGGGTTATTATTGCCCTATCTACACTTGTCGGTGGACTTTACGGTGCATTTGAAGTCTATAAAGATTACCAAGATATGAAAGCAAAGATACAAGAATATACTGCACCTGACCTTACATATATAGAACAAGAAATAGCAGTATTAAAAACAGAGATTGATAGTGTATTAGATGAAGTAACAATTGTAGCTGACGTTGCTAAGGAATTAAAGAATGACCTAAAAGCTGATGTTAGACGTATTGAAACAATTGTAGAAGATGTAGAACAAAGAGTAAAAGAGGATTCAAGAGAACAGGATAAAGAGTTAAAGGAACTAAGAGAGGAACTTGAACTTACTATCCAGAAAGCCCTGAATAACCCTTTAAATGCCCTTAATTAATCTAAAGGAGAAACGTATGTCATTAAAAAAACTAGAAGAAGAAGTCGCTAAACTTCGCAAAGACAATAAAATATTAAAAGCAGAAAATAAAGAATTAACAACACATAATAAATTTCTTCTAGATAGATTAGAAACATGGGCAGAAAGAAACTTTCAAGAAAGACAAAAGTGGATGAGCATGACCGTAGATGAAGTCATTGCCTTAAATAAAAATAAACATGACTATGCAAAAGATAAAGAACTGGCTAAGACATGGGAAGAACACGAAGAGCGTGTGGCTAACATGAAGGTGGCAAACGGATGAACTTAGACCTGAAAACAATACTCCCTTATTTAGTATTACTAGTAACTATTGGTATGACTTGGGGTATGTTTTCAGAAAGATTGGATGCAGTGGAATCCAAAGTCGATGCAGTCACCCAAATGCAACAGGATATAGCCGTCATCAAAGAAAAGATTATGTGGATGGAATCATACTTAATTAAAGGGAGTAACTAATGTATGATTCTGTGAAAGAAAGAGTCCTTAAGCATGAAGGAAAAATTAACAGAATTTATAAAGATTCATTAGGTCTAAAAACTTTTGGAGTAGGGCATTTAGTATTAGACACAGATGATTTAGAAGAAGGTATTGAATATTCTGATGAAGTAGTTATGGAGTATTTTGAGTATGATTTTAAAATAGCTGTAGCTGATGCTCATAAGTTTATTGATGAAAACACTATTCCTGAAAAGGTATTTGGTGTTGTCATTGAAATGTGCTTTCAATTAGGATATCCAAGATTATGTGGTTTTAAAAAATTTAGAGCTGCATTAAAAGAAGGCAATCTAGAGGAAGCTCATTTGCAAATGCTTGACTCTCGTTGGGCAAAACAGACACCTCAACGTGCCAATGAATTAGCTGAAATAGTGAGGACTGCATAATGATTTGGAATCTTGCAACTACAGTTTTAAAAGGTGTTGTTGATGTTGTTAAAACAAAAACAGAAACAAAGAAACTTATGGCAGAAGCCGAACAAACCCATATTCGAAAAATGGCTGAGGGTGAAATTGAATATAATATTGCAACCCAAAAGAATATGGCAGAATCTTGGAGAGATGAATGGTTTACTATCATACTATCTATTCCTTTATTGATAGTCTTTGGTGCTATCTTTTTTAATCAGCCTGAATGGATTACAAAACTAAAAGAAGGCTTTATGGCTTTAGATGAATTACCTGATTGGTATATTTGGGCTTTAATGGCGAGTATAGCTAGTAGTTTTGGGCTTAAAGTTTCTGATTTAGCAATCAAGAAATTTAAGAAATAATGCACGTATACACAATACAAGATTTACAATTTATAAACGGAGATAATAATGCCAGAGAATAATACAGTAGTAATACCTAATGTACAGTTACCTGTAGGTGCAGTTCCTTCACCACAGTCTACAACTGCACAGGCAGTATTAGATTTACAGAAACAAGCTGTAAGCACACCTACTTTACCTGCGGGTACTCAAATAACACCACAGTTACAACAAGTACAAACAGGGGAGCAAATGACTACAACAGGTTTACCTACAACAGCACCCACTGCTGTAGCTCCTACCATGACACCTGCACAGGCACAAGCTGTTACAGCACCTACTGCACAAGTTGTACAAGACCCTGCTGCCTTAGCTGCTGCACAATATACTGCCACAACTGTGGGAACAGCTCCTACTATGACTGCAGCCCAAGGTCAGGTCACAGCACCTGCTGTTGCTGCACAAGGAATGATTACTCCTGAAGCTACAGTTACAGGACAATTAGAAGAATTACAACAACAAGTTACAAATGCGATTGCACAAGGTCAACCTTTACCTGCATGGGCTTCTGGTGCTGAACGATTAGTCCAAGCTAATATGGCACAAAGAGGTTTAAGTGCAAGTACAATGTATGCAGAAGCATTAGCTACAGGCATCATGAATGCTGCCACACCGATAGCTGCACAAGATGCTCAGGCATACAAAGATATGATCTTTCAGAATCTTAATAATAGACAACAAGCAGCAGTTCTTAATGCTCAACAGTATTTTCAAATGGATATGGCTAATTTGTCTAATGAGCAACAAGCTAATCTACAAAATTTACAAGCAAGACAAGCACAGTTATTCTCTGACCAAGCTGCACAAAATGCTGCAGCACAGTTTAATGCTACTAGTGACAATCAAGTAAATCAATTTTTTAAAAGTTTACAAACTCAAGTAAGAACTAATAATGCTCAACGTATAGATGCAATGAACTCTTTAGCAACAAGTGAGGCTAATAAGATTGAAGCCTTAAATGCTCAAAATGTTCAAGCTGCAAACCAAGCAAATGCACAAATAGAAGCATCTATTAATCAGTTTAATTCTACATTACAGGACTCTCGACAAAGATTTAATGTAGAAAATCAAAGAATTATTGATCAGTCCAATGTTGAATGGAGAAGAGCCACTAATACAGCGAATACAGCTGCTGTTAATGCTGCAAACCAAACCAATGCAGCTAATCTTCTTGGCATTTCTAACTTTGCTTTATCATCCCTTTGGCAACAATGGAGAGATGAGGCATCATGGACAAATGAAGCAGCACAAAACAATCTTAATAGATTGCACAATATGGCTGTGGCTGCATTAGAACAACAAACAGCATTTGACTTAGCAGATCAATCATCTAGAGATAGTTTGTTTGAACTACTAGGTGGATTTGCTGCTGCAATATTTACAAGTTAAGGAGTAATCATGTTTGGAGATATTATATCAAAAGCTATAACAGGAGTCGTAGGATCAGGTTTATCAGGAATGTTGGGTGGTGGTGATTCAGGTTCTGGACAAGCTAATATTCGTATACCTAATTTTGGTATTAGGGAAATGCCTATGAATGTAAAAACACCTGCAGGTAAAGTTGCTAAACCTGAACAAGTAACTTCTCAATGGAATACTTTATATTCTAGTTGGCTTACTATTTTAGATATGTATGATAAATTACCTAAAGGACCTTCTGTTGGTAGTAAGAGTTTAAGTTCAATGATAAGGAAATTAAGATAATGAAATATAATCCTTTTGATAGAGCAGTTCCCGGACAATCATTAACAAATGAGCCGGGGAATTATCCGTGGGAACATCCGCCACAATTCACTGATCCTAAAGAAGCAAGTGAATTTTTATGGGAAAAATTACATAATCCTAAGATGTTAGAACAAATGATTATGCTATTAGAATCTCAAGTTCCTGTAGAAGCTCTTGTGCGTGTTGTTTTATTTAATGGTTTTTCAGAGGGTAAATGGACTCCTGATTTAGCTATTCTTTTAGCCCCTATTTTAACACAACAGATTATTGCTATAGGTAAAAAAGCAGAAGTTAAATCTATGAGAATACTACTTAATGACGATACCAATACTAAATTTAGAGTTGGTATGCAAGAATTAAAAAGAAAAGAAGCCAGACTAAAATCTCAATCCCCTGAAGCTCAAAAAGAAGCTATGTTAAAAAAGATAGAAGAAGATATTGAAGCAGAAAAATCCAAAGGATTAATGGGTAAAAAAGAAGAAGATACGGATATGGAGGATGAAGAATAATGGCACTTATGGGTAGAGAAGGTGAAGCCTTTATGAGAGGGTTTTTAAAAACCCGTTTAGGTCAATTTGAAACAAAAGCACAAAAAGAAGCTCTAGAAGAAGAAAGACAATATGAAAAAGATATATTAGCAGAAACAAGACAATATGATAAAGACGTATTAACAGAAAAAAGAGAGTATGAAAAAGGTTTACTTCTAGATGCAAGAGAATGGGAAAAGACTATGTTCAATCTAGAACAGTTTGCTGATTTAAATAAAACCATTATGATGAATAGTATTGAGCAGCAAAAACTAGACTCTGAAGAATTAGAAAAAAAAGAAGAACGTAAAGATTTATTAGTTAAAGCCTATGGTGTACCCGAAATTGCTGCTGACAATATCATGGATATGGGTTGGGGTAACTCTGATAGTTTGTTTGACTATTTTTTAAATGCTCCTGATACAGGAGTTGTTAGTCGTTTTGGTACAAACTGGGCAGACCCAAGCACATTAGACGGTGCAGGATTTCCTATTATTAATTACTTTATGTCTACTATGGATAAATCTCAAGGATTCAATAAAAATACTGCAATAGACTCTACTAAAAGTAATATCCCTAGTGCAGGTAATAGTACAATTAATGTTTTAACAAGTGATACTACTGCAGCTAGTGAGGCTGCTAGAACAGGGGAGATCCAACAAATAGAAAGAGCAACACCTACATTAATATCTCCTGTTAATTTACCTGAACCCGAAGAAGTTAAAGCACCTGTTGCTGCTGACTACAACCAATTAATAAAGAGTGTAGGAGCTGTTGTAGGTAGTGAATTTGATCCTCAAGGTAATCTAAAGATTATGGACCCTTCAAAACAAGTAGAATTTAATGCTGCTATGTTTGAGGCTAATGCTTATATAAGTGGTGGAATAACACCCGATCCCAACCAAGCTGCATTACAAGCATCTTATATTACATCTTCTATAAATACACAAGCTCTTAATATGCAGAATATGTATATTATGGCAGAAGAGGCTAATGCAGTTTTAAGAAATGAACAAGGTGAAACAATACCATTAAATAAATCTAACTTTATTGAAGCTAAATTTAATGAATTAATGGAACAAACTACCAATCCTTTCTTATTACAGTATTACCTACAGCAAATAGGTAGTATTCCATTTGGAAAAAGTAAAGATGCAAAAACTAAAATAAACTCATTATTATCAGAAGTATTAGCTTTACAATTAGGCACAAACAAATAAGGAGCTACTATGGCAATTGAATTTAAGCCATCGTTTAGCCAAACAGATACTATATTAGGCTCAGGTACTCCGTCTGAACCTAAGAGTAGATTTAAGCTAGACTATGGTGATCAAGAAAAAGATAAAAAATCAAAAATAAGAATTGATTATGAAGCTAGTAAAGAGGCAAACACATTGCCTGAAAATTCTTTTATTATTGGCGATAATCCTGATGGATCTAAAAAGTATTCTTTTGATACAATTTATGAAGATAGAGAATTAATTAAAATAGCTAAAAATTACTATGAGAATAGAGGTTTAGAATTTGACAGTGATCGTGATGTTGTGGATGAATTTATCAGTGATAGAACTTGGAAACAAGCCAACATATCTTCTGCATTAAAAGAAGCCTATTCAGTAGCCACAATAGACGATACAGAACAACTTAAAAGATTAGGTTATCTTACAGATTATTGGAATAAATTACCCAACTTCTGGGAAGAAGGGGGTCGTAATGCTTTTAGTGCTATCTGGAACAATGTCTATCGAGGAGTACTTGATTGGAGTAACTTAGCTAGTTTAGGTGTGGGTTCTGTTGTTACTAAGACTATAGGTAAAGAAGCTATTAAAGGTACTACAACACAATTATTAAAAAAAGAAATAGCTAAACGTACAGCAATTGCAACAGGAGCTACTGTAGGATTTGATGCTGCTGTAGTGGCAGGTGCTGATGTTGCTATACAAAAAACAGAACAGAATTTAGGTTTACGAAACGAACTAGACTTTAAAAGAACAGGTCTAGTAGCTTTAACTGCAGGAGGTATCTCTATTTTACCTAATGGATTTGCTTCTTATGCAGGTGTAAAATATGAAGTAGGTAAACAAATTACTAAAAATGTACCTAATAATTCTCTTATTAAAGGTATCTACAAAAATATAGGTGATGAAGAAACTGCCACAGGTGCAGTATCCGATACTATATCTACAAAATCAGACTCTTTCTTTAGAAATATGTTTGATATGTATAATCCTTTTGCCCGATTACAAGAGAAAATACGTGGTGTAGGTAAATCAGAAACTGCATTATTAGGGGAGTATCAAAAAGGTGGTACTACTATTGTCATCAAACAAGGTGATGAATATGTAGAAAAAACTGTAGATCCAATATCTAATCCTTACTTTATGTTTAGGCTACTGACAGGCTCTACATCTAGAGGAGTGGACTTTGCAGAGAATGGAGTTATGCTACCTCCAGAACTATACTCTACTGTTTATTCTTATACAGCTACAGGCAATAAAGGAATCAATGCTATCCTTAGAGATTTTGATGATGTAGGTGAAGCAGAAAATTTATTAACTTATTTAGCAGCTAAAAGAACTAAGTCTATATTAGAAAACTATCAAGCTAAAAAAGATATTAAATTAGAACCTGCTAAAATAAAAACTACTAGAACTGCTGAAGGCGATCAAGTTAATTATCAATCTGTTTACAGAGATAAAAACTTTAATTTTTATAAAGATGCAACAACAAAGAAATATGTAGTAGTTGATGCAGATAATAAAATAATATCAAAAGATTTAAAAAATATCAATGAAGCAAAAGCTAGTATTGTAGAAAATGTTGATGGTATCTTAATCAAAGAAGCCCAGAAGAAAGTCAAAGCTCCTACTATGCCTATGACTATCCAACAAGCAGATGCAATGATTGATTGGGTAGAATTATCAGCACCTGATTACTTTGCAAAGTATGGCACACAAAGTAACAGAAATAAAAACTTAAACTATAAACAAGCTGCAGATGAATTAGTAGCATTTTTTGATGATTTATTGAACTATCAAAGAATATCGGGCATATTGTCTCCTGAAGATATTGTGAATATTAAAGCCAATAACCCATTCTATATTCCTTTCTATGGATTAAGAGATGCATCAGTAGATACTGTTATATCGCCTACTACAACAACTAAACCTAAAATAAGAGGCATATCTGCACCTGCAAAAAAACGTACAGGTCAAAAGAAAAAGACACAGATTAATCCTTTTTATGCAAGTAGTTTAGATTATTTATTCTCTTCTGTTGTAGCAGGAGATAGAAATAGAGCTAAGATGTCTTTCTATGATCTTATTGATGAAGGTATCAAAAAAGGTATCATCAAAGAAGGTGAAGTAGTTAAGAAAGTTAATCCAAAACAAGTGGGTTATGCCACTGTATTAACTAAAGATTTAGTCAAAAAACTAAACGCTATGGGTATCAAAGTAGATGCAGATAATCCTAATTTAGTAGACAATATAACCACTGCTGCATATTTAGATAACTTTAAGTCTGGCGATAGAACTATTGATGTTGTTTATAGAGATGGTAAAGCTGAATTTTATGAGGTCGTTAATCCTGCTCTACTAGATTTATATTCATCTACTAATTCTACTTTAGCTCCTTTTATGGAGAAATTATCTACACTATCTAGAATACCTGCTAGAGCTATTACTTATTCACCACCCTTCGTAGCCTTTAACTGGATTAGAGATAGTCTAAGTGCAACAGTAAACTCTGCATTTGGTTTTATCCCTATTGGTAGTAGTTTAAAAGGATTCTTTAAAACATTTGGTGGAGAAAATACTAAAAGACGTATTGATCTTGAAGGATTTAAAAATTTCTTTAGAAGAAATGATGAATACAGAAAAGCCCTAGTTAGTGGTATGGGATTTGCATCTCGTGCTGAAACAGAAAGAATGGGTGTAAAGCTAGAATCCTATGGTAATAGTATTGCTAATGCTACCTATAAGAAATCATTTAATAATACTATTATGAAATTCTTAAGTAAAGGTGCTAGAGGTTATATTGAATTAGTAGGAAGGATAGAATATGCATCTCGTTTAGCACAGTATAATCTAGCTAAGAAATCAGGATTCAGTGAAGTAGGTGCAGCCTTTGCAGGTAGAGAAGTATCTACTGATTTTGGTATGAGAGGTACATCTAAGGTATTAGATAACTTCACTTCTGTTACTATGTTTTTAAATGCAGGACTACAAGGATTTTATAGAGGTGCTAGAATACTAAAAGAAAATCCTGTTAAAGCAGCCACAGCTATTACTTCAACTGTTATATTACCTGAGGTAGCTTTATGGTCTTTGAATAATGGTCGACCAGAATGGGAAGAACTTCCTGATGAAGTTAAACAATTAAACTATACTATCCCTATCTTTAAAGATGATATAGGTGATGGATCTCATTTACATGGTGATGGCACAAAAAAGATAGACTACTTCTTCTTAGTTCCAAAACCTTATGATTTTGGTATATTTGCTAATATTGCAACGGCTATCCTAGAAGGGTTTAGAAAGAATAGCCCACCTGTAGCTTTTGAATATGCAAGAGAATCATTTTTAAGAATACTTCCGGGATGGAATGAAGGAACAGGTGTGGTATTACCAACACTAGTCAATCCTTGGGTTAATTTATCAATGAATACTAACTGGTTAGGCGATCCTATTGTTCCTATAAATATGCAGGACATAGCACAAGTAGATAAAAATCTAGTATTTAAGACAAACACTAGAGAAACTGCTAAAAAAGTAGCTGAGTATTACAATAAAATAATGGAACAATTTGGTGCAGGAGTAACTCCTATTACTATTGATTACATTATGAACTCTTATTTTACAGGTATGTTATCTTATCCTTTAGATATTGCTGATTCTATTGTCTATGATGAAGATACATTCGGTGAAAGACCTGATGAAAGAACTGATAGAGCTGACTTAGTACGTAAGCCTTGGACTATTATAACAAGAAGATTTAATGCAAATACTCCTGTTAAAAATAGTAAAAACTTACAGAAGCTATATGAAATATACAACAAAGGACAAGCCTATAAAGCTGCTGAATCTAAAAAGCTAAATAGCTATGAAACTTTATTGAAAATTTTAGGCACAGAAGAACAAGAACTAACTACTGAAAAGGCACAAGAATATATAGAAGTCTCAGATACTTTATATAATGCAATGCAAATGCTAAAAGATTTAAGGGATTCTAGAATACAAATATCTCTTGATAAGTATTTATCTGCAGAAGAAAAAAGAACACAGATAGATGAAATAATTCAGGAAGAAAATGATGTAGCTAGATCATTTTTATATGCTATATATGAAGCTGATTTACCTAACATACAAAAGAATGTATTTGGATTTCAAAAAGATGATCCAACTGCAGAAGCAATAAGATTATTTGGTGGAGAATAATATGAATAATAAAGATATAACAAACACACAAACAGAAGCAAACATTAAGCAGTCTATTGGTGATTATGATTTTAAATCATTAGCCAATCAGTATGCATCTACTCCTATGACTAGAGATATCCGTAAGGATGTGCCAAGTACACCTCCTACAGAAAGACAGACATTAATGGGAGTTAGAGATAAAACACCTGAGAATCATATGAAAGCCTATATTACTCCTGAAGAAGGTGAGTTATTAAAGAGAGCAGGTGGTAGTGGTGTCATGACATCTGAAGGTATTCCTATGTATGAGAATGATCTTACTGCTGATGAAATGGAAGATGAATTAAAAGAATCTGAAAATAATTATAAATCTATTATGGATAGAGTCTATAAAGAAGCAGAAGAACGATTATCTCCTGAAACAAGAGATAGACTTTTACAAGAAGCTATGGAACAGAATAGAAAACTAGAAGCTAATGAAGATTTTGCAGGATCAATGTCTAATGAAGCTGCTAGTGATCGAGTTAATTTAATGTACGATGTTTTACTAGAAGATGAATTAGCTAAATATGATACTCCTGCTTTTATACTAGAAGCAAGAGATAAACTAAAAAGAGTACCTGCTAAGTTAAAATCTTTAATGGGTAAATTTGTTGATGATCCTAAACCTTCTAAAACTGGTGATGTTTTGTTCGATAGGTATAGAGATAGTTATAGTGAAGCTGATGAGCTAGGATATCCTTCTTATGTTCTTAGAGATGAATCTGCTTTTGAAAAAAAATTACTCAATGATCCCGATAATCTAAGTATGAATGAAATTAAGGCTCAGATGAGTTCAGAAGATGCTCCTATAGCAAAGTACTTAAAACGATTACCAGAAGAAGATAGAAAAAAGGCTTTGTATATTTTAAGAAACAAGTACGCTAATGCTTATGAAAGAAATGCACCAGAAGCTGAAAAATATATTCAAAAAAGATACTAAACAGTAGCTATTAATTTTCTTAACTCATCCTCAATTCTTGGTGCTGTTGATTTACAGTGATTAATAATGGCTGCTAAAGTATAACTATCATCATAGGTTTTAAAAGTCTTTAAACCTTGCACAAGTTTTTCAGGATTGATCCATTCGTGATTAACAACAATACAATTATCTCTGTTTAGGGAAATGGTTAAGGTATACAAAGGGGAGGTCTCATTGCCTCCCCTTTTTTTATGCTCACTTGGATTTTTTATCATCTTTTTGGCTGATAAAATCTGCACCAATATTTTTATCGATTGACTTCAGACCAAACAAAAGATTTATTAATTGAAATACTTCTGCATAAGGTCTTGAGAACATATACTTTAAAATATCTTGCCTTGTTCTCTCTGGCAAAATAAAGTTAGGGTTTGGTTCCATTGTGTATCTCTCCTGCTATTCCTGCATATCCTGCCATATCAACATAATTGTCAATACTTCCAGTACCTAATTGTGTTCTTGCAATCTTTAATAAAATCATCATTAAAGCTACATCTTCAGGTTTTATATTTATTCTAAGATAAGCCCCCCAAAGTCGAGCAATATTTTCATGGTTAGCTTTTTTACTACCATAAGTAATGGCTCTTTCGTCTGACACTATCTTAGATGCTTCTTGTAGAAGCTGTGATGCGTTACTCATTTTCCGTACGTTCTCCTTATATCTTGAATACTATATTGGGATAGATCATAGACACCTTTGTGTACATTGTGTTTTACTACTAGTCCTTTCCACCATAAAGGTAGAGTAGATTTAGCATAAGGTTCATTGTGATCTAAATAACATCCTGCACATAAGCCCATGATGTGTTTGCCTTTAGGAGTTCCTCTAACAGCATGATCCCATGTATGAGAGTGACCTACTGTTGCTGACTGATAAGTTTTCTTGAGAAGCCCAGAAGCGATATGCTCTCCACTAATGGGCTTTCCCAAGACGCCAGAAGGAAAGTGATGACAATACAGTATCCCGTCTATTTCTACGGGTTTTTCGTATGGGTGATACTCCCACCCAAAATCCTCAAATCCTATATCTCTTACTGCCATTTTGCCATCTAGTTCAGGATTACTCTCGACAAATCTTGTTATTCGATGTTCATGATTACCACCTAACATGACCATTCTTGTTCTATCTTTACCATAAGCCTTATTAAATTTTTCTAAGGCATCTTGAGCATAATCAATTTCTTTTTGGTATCTTCTGTTTTCAAAAGACATCGAACCTCTATCAAAGTGAGATAGAGAATCCATATTTACCCAATCTCCTAAGCATATAATAACGTCTGGCTGTACATCTTTGGCTAACTTTCCAGCCCATGTAAAGCGATCATTGGATACTCCAACTTTACAATGGGGATCTGGAATGACTAAGTGTTTCTTCATTAATGAAGTCCTTTCTTTAAAGATTTAAAAAATTCCTTAATGTCTATTACTTTTCCTACGTTTTGTTTCTTTTGTTGTTCTTCTTTAGCTTCTTCTTCCATATATCTAATACCTTGAGTAAAGACATATTCTGGCTGTTCAATAGCTAACTGAACCATTCCTCGTGCAATAGTACAACACATATAGTATTGTTCATTATCCTCGGATTCTTGTTTATCCTCTGATATAGTACAGGAAAATCCTGCATCAGTAGGATCTAGAGTAACGTTTACAGAAGGTATAAACGTCATTTTACTTCTAGGCATTGTCATTCTCCTTTGGATTAGTAATCTCAGTGTACCATAACCATTTAGGATTTTTACCCTGAGATTGTTGTTGAGGTGCGTACTTTAACCCGTCTCCCCAACAAGGTTTTTTATAAGGACAATAACTGCATGTTCTGCCCAGTACTCGATTGCCAGTAGCTTTTCTATTGAAATACTCTGGCTCATCCTCGAAGCATCGCTCAAATTTCTTGTTTGAGTTTACTGCGTGAATTGTTTCTTTTGCCTTATCAATGGCTTCTTTTTCATAACGATCACTTATTAAAGGTGTTTCAGTGAGGGTCCATTCTCCAGTACTTTTATTAATAGCAATCCAACCACCAAACTTAGAGTCAGACGCCTTTGCATAGAGGAAGCCTTGTGCCACATAACCAAACGCATCGTCTTGATATATAGCATCAAACCCCCCATTTTCACCAAACTTATTAGCAAAAGAATACTGAGATGTACTTTTAATATCCCATATCTTATCTTCAATCTTAACATCAAACTGCCCCTCTACTGAATCCCCATTAAATCTGTATTTAACTCTCTTTTGTTCAGCTTGAATTTCTATACCTGCAGCACTCATAACAGCAACAGCAGCAGCCTCAATTAAGTCGCCAAATAGATTTCTCATTTTAGCATGGTAAGGCATACCCTCACCTTTGATACCCCTTTTTTCCATTTGTAATTGACATAGAGGTCTGCCGATGTTGCTCATCCTTACTCTAAAGGAAGGATCTCGTTCCTGAGTAAATTGTTTCTTAAATGCCTGAATACAATCTTCTCCAAACTTCTTGACTATCTCGTCAGAAATCTTGACAGAACCCTTATTAGATTCTGCCAAGAACATCTGAACTTTGTTGAGTATTGAGGAACTCATTAGTTAGCGAATGCTTCCTCGGGATCAATATCCTCAACAGTTTTTATCACTCTTTCAGCATTTTTATCTGATTGAGCTGATGCTTGTGCCTTCTTCCAAGACTCGACTACTTTTTTATTTTCATCATCGATGAGTTGAGAGAACATCTCCATTGTTTGTAGGTCTTGTTTAGAAAACGCAATTTCTTTATCTTCAACATTTAGTATCGGGGTGTACCAAACTGTTGAACCATTCTTATGTCTTTTACCCCCCATTCGTAGATGCACATTCTGCATAAGTTTCCCTCTATTTTTAATAGATTGAATGACATCACCTACAGGCATAAAGCTAGTACCACTGACTCTCCATAGCACAGGCACACCTTTAATATCTACAGGTTCACCTTGAGCAGTTATAGCATCCATTGTCAATAGACCATAGATCAATCGATAGCATTTAATATTCTTTTGTAGTTCAATTTCTACATCACTAAGGTGATCTTTGTCTTTACCAACAACTTTACCACATCTCAATGTACCTTTTGTATCTAAAGGTTCATCTTTCCAAGATTTAAAGATGACTGAAGTATGAGGATAGTTATTTTTCTCTGGATCATACTCCATGTATTGATAGGAATTGATAAAAGGTCTAAATAAAGTTTTACCTTCTTTTACACCATAGACTCTTGATTCAGACTCAGGATTATAAATTGTATAAACACCTGAAGGGATAGTATTCCCGTCATCATCCTCAGCATCCTTATTAATGGACAACCTCGGTAGAGAGTTACCACTACTTGACGAGTCATCTTCTTGACCTGTCAGTCGCATTATTTGTTCTTTACTTAACGTATCGTAATTAGATAATTCTGTACTCATTAATTAGTACTCCTTTCAAATTATTATATAACTTATCCACAGCTTTGTCAATAGGTAAGATCATACGCCCACACCCTCGCCATATGATATCGTTAGCCTACGATTTGAGAACACTTCCTGCATAGTAATTCTAATACCCATCAAGCTAACCCCATGTCCAACCAATTCTTACCTATCTTTACTTCTACATCTAAAGGTACATTGAAGTCAATATCATAAACATCTTTAAGTGTTTTTGTTACATCTAAAGCACCTTTAATGCAAATCTCTTTCATTATTTGTTCTTCCCCCGGATATACATCAATGACAATGGAGTCATGAACTGTATTAATTAATAAACTTTTTACATTCTTTTGTTCCATTAGAATATCTACATTGATACATGCCATAGGAACAATATCAGCAGTCGCAAACCCTTGAACAGGGTAGTTCTTTATTTGTGTGCCATAACTTGAACCACCCCATTCTTGCCTTTTCGCATAAGGAAAGGCGTACTCACGACCAGTGGGCAACTTTACAATCTTGTATTTAATAGCTTCATTTTGCAGTTTCTCATGCCATTTAGCTATATCTTCATACTTCTCTAAGAAGGTTTTATAATATCGTCTTTCATCATCTGTACCTGACATGCCACCATACAAAGGTTTAAAGGTATGGGCTTTAGCTTCTTGTCTAGAACAACCAATAATGTCGGCTGTAAATTGGTGAACATCCACACCATTTTCTATATCTTCCATACCCTTAATATCCTGAGCTAAAAATACAGCAGTTCTAAATTCTAGCTGTGCGTAGTCTATTTCCATGATATGACCATTCTCCCAACGAGATGTAATAGCTTTTCTGATAGGAAAAGTCGTACCTCTAGGTTGGTTTTGGAAGTTTGGATCTTGACTAGCTAATCTGCCTGTCACTGTTCTATGCTGTAAAAATCTAGGGTAAAGCATACCTGACTCTCTAGTATGCCGTTTTAAGCCGTTTACAAACGATTTTAGATAGGTTTCTAAGGCACTGTGCCTGATTACCTTACGGATAAATTCTATGAGTTTCTCGTTCCTTGAAGTGCGTAAAATCTTTAATAAAGTATCCTTATCAGTTTTAAAACCACCTGAGGATACATCGGATATAGTCTTTGGGGATATACCAAATCCTGCAGGTTTATTAAGATTATGATAGACCACCCCTTTGGCACTACATTTAGTACATTTACTTCTTTTTACATAGGGTTCTTTATTTTTCTTATACTTCTGGATAGTACCTACACCTTCACACGCATTACATTGTTCTGCCTTAGTCTTAAAGATAGGCTGAGTATGTTCCATAATTAGTTTTTGGAATTGTAAGTTTGTTAGTCTAGGTCTTTTCTTTGCCTTTTTAGTATCTTTATCTGTTCCAATATTAAATACTTCTGACCATTTATTTTTATCAATAGGTTTTACACCATAGAACAGCCAAGATAACTGCTCACTACTAGAAGGATTGATTTGTGTATCCCCCATATGTTCCCATATTGTTTCATTGATATCTTTTTTAACAACAGCAAGTTCATCTTGAAATTCTTTTTCAATAGAATTAAGTTTAGACATATCAATTTGAATACCATTAGATTCCATTTTAATAAGCGTCTTACAAAATTCATTAACCATTTTAACAGTCTTAATCATGCCTGAGTTTTTCTTGTCTTTGAAGTCTTGCATCTGAGATTTAAATAAACTTTTTGTGACAATAACATCTTTTCGACCATACTCATCTACAATGTTAATGGGTATATATTCAAAGCTAATATTTTTCTCTAAGTATTCATCTACAATATCGGACTTCTGTTGAATACGTCTACGCAAACAAGAATCTTTTAATGAAAAACCTCTAGGAAAATGTCTAGCTAAAATATATTCAGCCAACATAGTATCATAGATTTTTCCTTCATAAGTAAACCCTGCTTCTTTCAACCACATCAAGTCAAACTTTATATTGTGGGCTACTAACAATGTAGTTTTGTCAAGAATATCTTGTATCTTTTGTTTTACATTCGGGTCTTTTTCAAAAGGCTCAGTATGATATAGAAAAAAGTATTCATCATTAATACCAATACTGACTATTCTATTCAGAGGATTTTTAGGTGATGCATCTTTGTCACCATCTTTATCAACCTGAAAAGTAGTTTCTATATCAAATACTGTTATCATACATCATACCTAGATAATTCTGGAATAATGGTACAAGGTATTACACCGTGCCAACCTGTCATTTTGTTTTTACTGACTGCAATACTTCTCAAGTTTTCATCAGTATCTAACAGATTTCTATAACCTATACCAAGAATTAAATCAGCTTCTGCTGCCTTTCCTGTTTTACTATTTTCCATCATATCAAACGATATGTCAAGTTTACCAGATGCCTCTGCAGATGCCTGTGATATCGCTAGGATACAACAATCTCTGCGTTTAGCTATCTCTCTAGCACCTGTGTAGATAGCTCGTAATTTTTCATCTGTTCGTGCAAAGTTTCCACTTACATGAACTTTATCTAGCTGATCGATAACTAATATATCAGGTTTAGTTTCAGCAGCCAAAGAGTCTACCTTATCTAAAGTCCAATCTACTGTATCAGCAATATAAATATTATCTTTTATTTCTGCCCATTTCTTTGAAGCAGTTTCAGGATCTTGTTCTACGTCATGGAGTGTCATGCCTGTAAAAGAGTTGATAATCCTCATTTTTGTACGATATCCTGATTCTTCATTGACAAGAGCTACAACCTTTGCCCCTTGGTGGGCGAATCCGTTTTCATTGGCAACTATACTAACCCAGAAAGCAGTCTTACCACTCTCAGGTCTAGCAAAGACTACAACAAGATTGCCCGGACCCACACCACCAACACGTTCAGCTAAAGATTCCAAATTAAATTTATACTTACTTCTATCTTTCAAACATTCTAAGAGTTCATGAATATCGGAGGTTACAAATTCATAATCCTCTTTACTCAAATTATCTTTAGCCGAATCTAGTAAATTTTGTATACCATTAAAACCACCTTCTCTACCATTAAATATTTCGGTGGACAATACTGCTATCTGTTGTGCAATATTTCTTTTATGTAAAGAAGATAATATCTCTGATGCTATCTCCCTATCAGAATCTTTTTCTTTTTGTATTTCCTCAATGAGGTTTCTAAAATTATCTCTGGCTGTTCGTGTGAGTGCAGGGTTGTAAACATCTACGTGTAATGATTCTACTTCTGGCAAAGTTAAATCTTTTTGTGATTTGTTATGGGCTTTTGTTATTGTTTCATAAAGATTTCCTGTTCCATTGGTAAACATACCTTTGGATACTTTGCCTTTATTCTTTTCATAGAAATCCTTATTAAGTAGCAGTTTTATTAATTGTTTTTCTATCATGTTAATCCTTGTAATCTGGTTCTTCAATCCTCATTTGCATGTAAGATTGATCATATTGTATACCATATTTATCTAAAAGCAAAGCTCTAGCTTTTTGTTTGGCTTCCTCAAAGAAATCTCTAGATATGCCTCTAACTTCTATATCTTCGATTGGTATCTCAACAGTAATTAATAAATTGTGTGTTTTCATTAGTATTTAAAACGTACTGGGTATTCTTCTTCGTATTCATATTCATTTAAATAGTTTTCACTCTTTTTACATTTATCACATATTCTGTGAAATTTGTTATTAGAGTCAAATTGTTTAGTACAAGACATACATTTTCTTTTTTGTGTAGACCTCCACTGAAACTCTTTCGTAGTATTTTTAGCATCTTCTCGCATCAATGGATTTTCAGCTCTATTGATCGCAGCCCATTCTAATTCGTAATCTATTTCCATAGTACACATTCCCTTTCAAAGTCTTGTTCAAATTCATCTATGATTTTATCACCAACTTTTTCTTTTAGCAAATCAATCAAACCATTGAACATGGCTCTTTGAACATTGCCAACTGTCAAATCATGTGTAGTGTTAATGATATAACTTCGGTATCCTGTTTCTGTAAAAGGTAGCCTATATTTTTTTGGTGGTCGACAACCTGTAAATTCTTCATCTATAACATTATCTAAATCTCTATGTTCAAATGACATAAACCAAACAACGTGTCGATCTCCTGTGTCAATAGTAATGTCCAAGACATCATTTAATTGTGCTAGGACAGGTTTATTCATAACGTCTAAAACCCTTGAAAATATTGGGTTTCTTGAGTTATTTTCTCTATTATAAGTTAGTTTAGTGGCTTCATCCATGTCGGTTTTCCCCTTCCTTTACTCCAACGAGCAAATCTGATTTTATCACCACGATAATAGTTTCTGTATGCTGTCACGTAATCTTTTGTTTTGTATTGATCGGGCATACATTGTGGTGGTTCTGTAAAAGTACTACTAGGTATATCTCTCTTGTAGTTATTATCTACAATAGCATTAATAACACTAGCAGACTTGTGTTCCTTATCATATCGATAAGTATATTCTTTGGCAATAGAACGTGCATGATCTAATGCCCATTCAAAGTTTTCTCTGCTCTCACTTACCCAAATAGTCATTGGGTGTTTGGGGTACGCTTCTTTGTATATTCCTGTGGGTATACCAATAGTATATTGGTGAAGTGCTGTTGATAACATCTGAGCAGTTTCCAATAACATTTTAGGTACATGCTTATCACAAAGGTACTCGGCAGCAACTTTGGGATCTTTGTCTATAAAAAATATATTCATAGGTTTATTATATCCCTTTTCCTTTCGTATGACAAATCATATAAACATTTCCTTTATCTTTTCTTTTTCAAAGTACTTAAGATCATCTTCGAGTATCTTAACTTCACTTTGGATAAAGTATCTTAGTTTATTCGATATGGCAAATGATTTGGTTGTAGCATCTCTATCTAAAGCTACAATAACTTTTCTGAATTTACTTTTTAATATCGGGATATAACTGTCTGGTAAAGATGTACCCATTAGAGCTACGCCAGTATGGATTTCAGAAACAGCACAAGCTGAGGCACAATCCTCAACCAGTACAGCTATATCACTATCGCCACAAATGAATGGCGTTTCCTTTTCCCCATAAATATACCATTTGGGGTAAACTTTTGAATTAAGACCTCGACCTATTGCACCACGAATATTTTTATCTTCATCCTGAATCAGAAATACAATTCTGTTTTGTCGAGGATCATACATGAAAGAGGCTTTTCCTTTTTTGTATGCGTCATAACAATTATTTTTTCTTATGTAATCAATACACTTTTCGTTTGATAAGATAGAGG